TATCTGAACATTAAACTTCCTAAAATCATAACACCTCTCCTGCGGCGTAAGCTTCTCATAATAAACAACATCGTCAAATCCGTCAACCTTCCAGGCCACATCAAGTGTAAGCTCTGTATCAGCATAAACATTATCGACTATCGCACCTGTTACCTCTGAAGCAAACCTGATTACCTTGTTCTGCATGCTCTTAATCCGCTGCGAAGCCGTTGCACTGAGCAGCTCGTCCTGACCAAGCGTTTTTGCCTGAGGAGACAGGCCGCCAAGAGAGTCAAGGTTACCGGCAGCCCACGAATACAAGTCTTTCATCGCCAACGCAAAACCAAGGTTCTGCTGGTCAATCCCGCCAAACGAGAACTCCGCTACACTGCTCGGATCAGACATGGGGATCATCTCGCCGTCTTGAGCGTCCCTTACCCGCCTGGCATCTTCTTCAGATCCGACACGGAAACCGGTAACTGTCTTCTGCCGCTCGGATTGGTGCCTGAGCTTGTGTACCAAAGTGTTTACCAGCTCGTGTATATCAAGCCACATCGACACGGGAGGCAAAGGCATAGTGTTGTCCGGTACGACATTGTACGATAAAGTGAAGAACGGCCCGGTAGGCGTGCCTTCCCACTTGTATCGGTCAATCTCGATCCCGCCGGCCTCATTACTGTCCGACGAACAAAGGACTATAACCTCATTGTTCTCTGGTATATATATATCCCACAACCGAACGCGGTTCGTAGGTTCACTCACATCACGATAGAAGTCCGCTCCATCGGGGCCGCTTTCCATGCCGGCCGCCGCCTTGACCGCACTGGCCTTGTCGCCGTGCAGCTCGTAATAGTTTATCACGCTGTCAACATTCATCTCGTAACGGTTGCCAAGGAACTCAACCTTGTTCCAGCTCTTGACGCTCATGTCAAACACAAAATCATCCAATGAGACATGCTCAGCATACACGCCGCCGCTGTCGCTGCCGATTTTCATTATACCGATACCGAACATCGCATCTTTTACCGCCAACTCAAACTGCTCAGCAAACTTGATCTCGGGCAGATAGGCGTTTACCGCCCGCTGAAGTTTCGACGCGGCAAGCCGTATGTCGGGATCAAGTATCTTAGGAGTTATCATCACCTGGGGATTGGTGCTTACAAGCCGCTGAACATAAATATTTACCGCAGTCTCTATCAGGTTGATCGGCACACGCTGGTTTACGGGGGAGTTGCCGATATATTCACTAAGAAGAGTTTTCCGCTTTTCCCTGAAATCAGAAAGCTTGGTATAAGAGCTTTTCACTCTGTCCATTATGTTGTTCGTTCTTACGCCCATTTACGCCTCCAGCCGTCTTTGCTTTCTTCCTCAAGCTCACGCCTTCGCATTCGGGCGGCAAGGCACCTCGTCGGCTCTTTGTCGGGAACAACATCTTTTACGAACGGTCTCTCCACAAACATCATGTGAAGCAGTGCATCCGCGATAACCCTGTCACCGTGATTTTCTCTTGCCCCCGTCGGGTCAATAGTGTGCAGTGACGCAGAATGTTCAACCTGGCCGGTCGCTGTGTAAATGTAATTGTCACACTCACTTAACGCCTCAAAACTATAATTACGGATCAGCTCCTCGTTAATCGCACGGCTGTAAGCACCAAGCAGTGTCTTCTTGCTATCATTGGTAGAAGCCCAGCCGGGAATCGTTGTGCTGCGGCGGTTTATGTCTTCGCCCTTGCGACGCTTGTAATAAACATTGTAATATCCAAGCCCATCTTCAAGCTCGGGGTCTGTAAGCCGTTTTCCGAACAGCCGCCCAGGCCCGTTCTGCTCCCAAACAATCTTGCAGTCACCAAGCCATCTGGCAATCGCCCAGGCATAGTCGGCCAGTTTATCCGGAGTCATCGTAGAAGACGCAAACTCACCAATCTTCTCGCTCGTCTCATAATCGCCGATATTCAGCACCGAATTACTTGAACCGGTACCGACGGCAACATCGGCAGAAACCACATACTTGCCGGTGGGAAGTTTCCCATCTTCCGTTTTACGCCACAGACGAAGCCTGCCGTCCTTCCTGGCAGCGAATCCGTCGATAACGCCGACATTCCAGTTTTTTATTATCTTTTCAAGTTTTACAGCCTCGATCTCGTTGTTTTCAAGTTTTGCCTTAGCAAGACGCAACTCGTACCCGCCACGGTCAACGGAGAAACTCAGCTCGCCAACCTCTAACGGTAACGCGCAATACTTCGCCTTGTAGGCATCAAGCTTTATCGGGTCAAAGAATAAATGATTAGAACCGAGATAGTCAATGTCAAGCTCTTGGGCAATCTCCATCGGGTGAGCCGCACGGAAACACTGAATGTCATACCATGGGCTTCTCAGCTTGCCGTCCTTCTGGAATGGGTATTCTTCCGGGAACTTGTATGTCTTGTCGCCTATTCGGACAGTGCCATGCCACTCGTTAAATATCTCAAGCTTGCCGGCCTTGTCATCCCAACGATACATGCCGCGGGCCTTCTCTGGATGCTTAGACCAGTGAAGCCGGATTATCTTGATATTGCCCTTGGCGCGCAGATCGTAAAACGCTCCGCCCTGGCCCTTCGGTGTAGAATTGTAAAAACGGCACCGGGTAACATCTCGCGTCGCATTCAAAATCGCATGGCCGTTAGTGACGGCGGCGAACTCGTCAAGCAAAATCGTTGTGCGTCGCCCGCCACGGCCAAGATCGTCATTCGTCGAGCAGCCGTCAACCGTGCAATCATTCTTCGCATTGCCAAAATGCAAGTGACGGCGGACAATGTCGGCCTTGAGGAAAGGGGGAAGGTACTTGTCGATGAACTCAATCTTCCAGAACAAAGAGTCCTTGTCGCCCCGCTTGTCAACCAGATCCTCGGTTCGACTGCCGATAAGGCTTGTCAGGCTGTAGCCGAAATCCAGGTACCACTTGATGATGTACAAGTGCATCCATGTCGCGCCCATATCACGGCTCTTTTCCGTCAAAACATCGTACTTGCCGTAGGCATTAAAGTACTCCAACATCGCCTCGTCCTGGAACGGATAGGTTATCATAGGCAAAACCGCCGGCGTCCGGCGTGGGTCATAAGTCATGCAAAAAGCATTGATCCAAAACAAAAAGTCCTTAGAACAATACTCAACCAGTTCAGCGGCAACATTCCTGTCAGCACAGCCGTCGCGGACAAGCATCTTGCGAAACTCGATATTCCGCTCAAAGTCCTTGGGGACATATTTGTAATATTTCAACTCGTTTAACTGCATATTTTACCCGGATATCACCGTGTGATCAACCGTCCGCTCAAAATTCATTATCTTCTCAAGCTCAATGCCGAGATTCTCACCAGCCACCAGGCCAGAGTCATCGTCATCAGAATTCTTGTCAATCATCTTGGCATACATCTTCTTCAGCTCATCTTTCTCCAGCGGGCTGGTAAAAGCATCCCGAAACAGCATCCACGACGCAGGAGAGGGGAACTGATCAGTCCGAACCGCCTCGCCCAACTGAGCACGAGCCAACGCATCAAACGCAAAAACCACATTCGCCTTCGCAGAAGCCGTCACGCCGCCAAACACAACATTACCCGCCTCGTCACGAACAATCCCATCAACATCACCCAAGGCCAGTTCCACCACCTTCTTTGGCCTGCGGCCACGCCCAGGGGTAGGCTTCGATATCGTTGGGGGGGAATCAACCGGGAAAAAATCACATTCGTCGTCCAAACTGCCGTCGGCCCTGAGACCAGTCAACTTCTGCATCTCACCGCTGAGCCGCTTGCCAGGACCTGGCTTCATGGGAACCGCCTCACCCGTCCGCTCAAAATGCTCAACAGCAGCCAG